TATTTTCATACTTGATTCCAGTTACAAAATTGGCCGCTGAGCCAGTGAGTTTGAATATCTTCTTGTTTCAATAATCCAAATGTTCGAATACTGTTCATGGCAGATTCGGGTAACAACTTTTTTTCGCACAAATCATACCAAGAAGTCGTCTTTGGATTCATGGGCTCGTGTTCGCTTTTATAAACTACACAATGAATCCAAGGATCATTTGGATGCTTTACAAAATGCCCGTCGTGACAATCAAATCCATTGACTGCTAACATATATAGCAAATTTGTGATAGTGTAATGAAAATAATTCCCAGGTAAACTGCGAACAACGGGTTTGTTATAGGTAATATTGATAGTCTGAGGTACAATCAAAACCAACATGCCGTTGGCGTTCATCTGCAGATTCCAATTTTTTAATGTGCCCAATGGATCGGTGGCATATCTAAAACTGTCATGACTCCATATGACATCGGCTCGGATATTTTGATTATATTCTTCAAAGTCAGCTTGCATGATGCGCATGTTATCAGTGCTAACAGCAGCTCTGCTGAGATCTAAATCTAAACCCAAACATTTATAATTATGTGGTTGTTCTGCACCATTGTCATCCAAATAAGTTTTTGTTGCCCACCAAGCAAGATCAAGACCAACCCCACAACCCATGTCACAGATTGTGGTTATACTGTCCATGAAGTCGTCATAGTTGGCAATGAGATTCAGTGTCTCAAGACTATGTTGATGACTGTCCGTGTCAGACTTAAAAATGTTCATATGACCACATCTTCCATTCCAGCTGTGCGTAATCTAGTCACATGTCCCAGCATAAAGTTTTTACTTTCGATACCTTTTAACAAGCCCAACCATTTATTACGAACAAGAGCCACTTCATTAATAATAGTTTCAAAGTCAATGACTTCATCCTCACCGTCCACATATTTTTCTGCATCGCGACTGGTCAGTGCTCTGTTGTAGTTTTCCAAATACTTTTGAAAATGTTTCTTACGGATTTTGCGCAATTGAATGTTGAGGTAGTTGAGTACTGCTTCAATTTCTTGCAGCTGATTGAAACGATGTTCAGTAATACCAGGCAACCCTGCAATACTTTTTTCCAGATTACCTTTGACACTGCAATCGTATTTTCCCTCTACCAATTCATTTTCATAGTAATTAATGAAGGCTGGTATGTTACCCAGGTCGTCGACTATTTTGTTATACCATGCCATTATTCATTAATCCAATTAATAAAAGATTCGGGAAATATACTCAACGACAAATTTCGTCTTCTAGCAAATTCTTTTATAAAAACTGCTGCTTCTTGTTTTTGTTTTTGACTGCACGGAGTGTTTATTGATTCTATTATATCAGGCATGATTGATTTAAAAGTAACCAATAATTTAGATAGTTTAAGTTTACTAGTGTTATCTAATACATTAATTGACAAAAAAGTCGGATCGTTGCACATATTAAAAGTCATAGGGTACGCATTAAACTCATTGAAAAAATCAGCTAATCCAAATAATGTAATATTACTTAATGTTAAATTAAATCTAAAAGGTATGCCCGATTCTTTAACTATTTTTAAATTATTAATAAACTTAATATACGAATTGCCGTACCTATTAAATTCATAGAGTTCTCTGATATTTTCAGCGCTAATAACCAAATTAACATTGGGAATGTGTTTTATTTTTTCTAATTCATTAATTAATCGATGAGTGTTTACTCCTAGACCAGTCCAAATTTCTAGAGATTTACTACGCACTGCCTTTAACACTAAATTGGCCAGGTCTAAATTCAAAAACGGTTCGCCGCCTGTTATCATAATTTTTTCAGCAGGCAGCAATGCAATTTCATCTAGTAGTACATTCCTAGTCTTAGATCTCATTAGTTCTTTTTGGCTTAATTTATAAATAACTTTATCTTTTTGTGTCATTGAATATCGATTAGGATCGCTAACTTGATATTCACCGTTGTCCACTAAATCAGTGGACCATGCGCTGCTAAATTGTTTACAACAATAAGAACATGTCAAATTACAGTCAGATCCAATTATTATGTTTAGGCTACTCGGAGTCGAATTTAAATTAGTATGAGTTTTAATCTGACTATTACTGAGTTGGCGGCGGCTTGGAATTCCGCGATCTTCTGCTTGCCAGCAAGCAGTGCAACTAGGAGGACGACTGTCGTTGAGAAGTAGTTGGCGTTCTAATTTGAGTTTGGTAGTATTAAATAATTGTCCGGAATTATTAGTCAACCAATCAATATCGATTCTATCAGCAGTTGCAGAGCAACAACTGGTTGATTCTTGTTTTTCGATGTCGACCCCGAACCACCAAAATTTCTGAGAACAATAATTGTCCATTATTCTTCGTAGTCGTCTTCGTCTTGGTCGTCTTCAAGTACATCGGGCGCAAACTCTTGCAAGCTGCGTTTGGTATACGAGTCAATTCCAGCAAACTCAGCAAGGTCAGCATCTCCCAACAAGTCGACTAATATGCTCATTAGATTATCGCTGGCATCTTGCCTGTCTTTTTGCGGGATATATTGTTTGAGGGCTTGATAAACTTCACCCAATCCATCTAAATCTATACTCATGGTGTTGTTCCTTGTGATAATGTAGTTAGTCCAGAGTAATTTGTTTTAAATTTTTATAAAACAAATTACTACTGCCATTATTCCATTACACTTTCAGTTACCTCGTCGACTATCGTAGGTGCTTCTTCAGGTTTGCGACCGGAAATTAGATGTGGATTTGTGGTAATTTCTGTCATCACAGTGTCCAAACATCCATCATCGTTGCGTTCCCAACCCTTGCGGAACTTCTTGATAATCTCACCATCTTTGGTAGTGTAAACAAGACTGTTGCCTTCTTTTTTCAATAATTCTTTTCCTTCAATCAGATCAGTTAGGCCACTATAGGGATTCATGCCGGTTTCATAAGGGATCTTTACTTGTACACTTTCAAAGGGTTTGGCATAGCGTGTCTTCATGATCTTGCAAGCGGCACGAATACCTTTAACTTCACTGATCTTATTGCCGTCATCGTCTTCTTTGAGCTTGAGCTTGCGCATAGCCACAACGATACTGCTGGCATAGATAAAACCCTGTCCACCACTGATTTTGTCATCTGGGTCAAACATATCCTGGCTGGCGTAGGTATGATTAGTTGCAACCAAACCCAAGTTCAAGTCGCCAAACATGTTTACGCAATTACGAACAAGTGCTGTCAGTGCCTTGGGCTTGCGGCCCATGTCGCCCTTCATATCGCCTGCGTTGAATTGATTAACATCAGTGGGGGTCAGCAACATACCCAGACTGTCTAGTACAAACAAGACTTTGGGTCTGCCTTCTGCGGGCAATGTTTTATATTCCTTGACAAACTCACTGATCATTTTAGCCACATCATCGATCATGGCCATATTAAGTTTCAGCAACTTATCTTCTCTAGTGTCCACACCCAGTGCATGCAACCACTTTTCATCGAGTGCATTTTCAGTATCTATTAGAATAGGAAAGATACCTTGATCCTGTGCATTCTTGACGATGTTGCCAGAACAGATAAAACTCTTACCTGCGCCAGATTCACCAGCAAACACTGTTACTTTACCAAGCGGAATACCTCTGTTAAAGTCTCCGCTAATAAGATAATTCAGTGCGAAATTGTTTGTTGATACCCAGTCAGTCGGGTCATTGAAGCCTACACTGAGGCCTTCGATACTTTTTGTAATTGTTTTACGAAATTTACTTACGTCAAATGGTTTTGCCATGATTTAAATCCTTTAAAATATTATTTTTAATGCGTTATTTTCTTTAGAGTTCTTGTATAGAATTTTTCGATAATCAAATAGCTTGCTATTTAAGTTCACGATATTTGCTATCGGAATCTGTGTGGCTATCGGTTTTACTTTTTTTTCATCAACCCATGAAATAAATTCTTTACTGTAATGAATAGTTTGAGGTTTCATTAATGAGAGATGAAACGAAAACTCTAATTGTTCAAAATTATAGTGATCATCAAATTCTAAATCATCATCAAAATACTGAAATTTATTATAATATTGTCGACCAACATATGTATAACTAAACGAAAAATTTGTTATATCGTTAGTAGCATACATAGTGTCTACGAATGGATTATTGAATACTTTCCACTTATCGGACGAACTAAACTCGACTCGATCAAACGCACTTTCTAATCGATGCACCGACATATTAACTTCCTCGTATGGGAAGATATATCCCAGTTTAGCAAGTATCGAGCAAAGTCGGTCTTCACTGATTTCGTCGGGGTATAATTCATGTAACTTTGCGCCTAATTTGGCAGTCTTAAAATGTATACTATTTCTAAGTGAGTCAATATTCACAGATAACTTTTGCGATGCAACCCAATCGGCGTGTTGTTTATTTAAAAATCTTTGATTTAGATAATCTGTCAGATCTATATTTTCATCAAAACTTTTACCTACTAGATCATACAAAACTTCGTTAATTTTAGATACTGACCAGTGGATTGATGTCAGCAAAGGTCCCACAACATTTGCTAGTGTTCTGTCGTTTTTAAAAGTATTGGTAGTCGAGGTTTTGACATGCTCGACAAAATATTCAAATAATTGTTGATTATGCACTACTTCAAAAGACATCGAGTCTCCCGAATTATCAAATACTAGATAAAATTTCATAGATATAAAAGGCAAGGCAATAACATTGCCTTGCGCTAATTGATTATTTTTGGCGATTACGAATCATTGCCAAAATGTCTTCTGCTCGCTGACTGCTGGGTTTGGCAGCTGCAACAGGAGCAGATGTTTCATCAGCATCAAATGCTGGGATGTCATCATCTGTGATTGCGGGAGCAAGTTTTGCCACAGGAGCTGGTGTAGATTGTACTGGCGCAGGGTGAGCTGCATCGTCATTGCCCTTGAAGCCAGATGGCTTGTAGTAAGCACCCCAACGCACCGGATCATACGCTTCGCCGTCGACACTGGCTTCAAACATTTCTTTGATGATGCGCAGTTCGGCTTCGCTGGGCTTCTTGGGAAGGAAGTCGGCAAGATTGTACAAACCAAATTTTTCAATTGCGGCTGCTTCGTCTGCGGTAATAGCAGATTCTTTACGGGCCCAGTTGGAAGTGCTGTAGTCAGCATAGCCGCCTTTACTGGTCTTTTTAACAGTAAAGTCCAAACCACCTTCGTAGTCAGTTGGCAGATTTTCCAACTCAGGATCCATCAGCGCATTTTTAATCAAGTTAAAAATTTGCGGGCTGATAATGAAACGACGAATTGGA